CATCATCAATAATCTACAGTACACTGATGGCAGCGGTCCAACTGCCAATCATTTTTGCCACGTCATTTATGACGCAACGACGGCGAGCGTGGCGTGCTGACGTAACTGTGGGGCGGAGCGCGTCGCGGAGGCGGCGGCGCTGGGCGGGGCTGAGGGCGGCGGGGGCGGCGCGCGGGGCGGCGCGCGGGGCGGGGCGAGGGGCGGAGTTCCGCACCCGCTACGTCATTTTCAGACATTTTTTAGCAAATTTGCGCCTTTTGCAAGCATTTTTCTCACATTTCAGGTATTTAGAGGGCGGATTTTTGGTGTTCGTACTTCCGTGTCACATAGTTCACTGTCAATCTTCATTACGGCTTAGACAAATTTTCGGCGTCTTTTCCGGGTTTATGTCCCCGGTCACCTTTATGACTGTGTGAAACACACCTGCCCATTGTTTACCCTTGGTCAGTTTTTTCGTCTCCTAGGGTGGGAACATCAAGAACAAATTTGCCGAGTAATTGTGCACCTTTTTCCGCGTTAGGACTGCGTTTCACACGTAGACAGACTTTTTCTCATTTTCTCACACTCCGTCGTCCGCTTCAGAGCTCTGCGTCTTCGCTGCCACCATGAAGTACCTGGTCCTCGTTCTCAACGACGGCATGAGTCGAATTGAAAAAGCTCTCCTGTGCAGCGATGGTGAGGTGGATTTAGAGTGTCATGAGGTACTTCCCCCTTCTCCCGCGCCTGTCCCCGCTTCTGTGTCACCCGTGAGGAGTCCTCCTCCTCTGTCTCCGGTGTTTCCTCCGTCTCCGCCAGCCCCGCTTGTGAATCCAGAGGCGAGTTCGCTGCTGCAGCAGTATCGGAGAGAGCTGTTAGAGAGGAGCCTGCTCCGAACGGCCGAAGGTCAGCAGCGTGCAGTGTGTCCATGTGAGCGGTTGCCCGTGGAAGAGGATGAGTGTCTGAATGCCGTAAATTTGCTGTTTCCTGATCCCTGGCTAAATGCAGCTGAAAATGGGGGTGATATTTTTAAGTCTCCGGCTATGTCTCCAGAACCGTGGATAGATTTGTCTAGCTACGATAGCGATGTAGAAGAGGTGACTAGTCACTTTTTTCTGGATTGCCCTGAAGACCCCAGTCGGGAGTGTTCATCTTGTGGGTTTCATCAGGCTCAAAGCGGAATTCCAGGCATTATGTGCAGTTTGTGCTACATGCGCCAAACCTACCATTGCATCTATAGTAAGTACATTCTGTAAAAGAACATCTTGGTGATTTCTAGGTATTGTTTAGGGATTAACTGGGTGGAGTGATCTTAATCCGGCATAACCAAATACATGTTTTCACAGGTCCAGTTTCTGAAGAGGAAATGTGAGTCATGTTGACTTTGGCGCGCAAGAGGAAATGTGAGTCATGTTGACTTTGGCGCGCCCTACGGTGACTTTAAAGCAATTTGAGGATCACTTTTTTGTTAGTCGCTATAAAGTAGTCACGGAGTCTTCATGGATCACTTAAGCGTTCTTTTGGATTTGAAGCTGCTTCGCTCTATCGTAGCGGGGGCTTCAAATCGCACTGGAGTGTGGAAGAGGCGGCTGTGGCTGGGACGCCTGACTCAACTGGTCCATGATACCTGCGTAGAGAACGAGAGCATATTTCTCAATTCTCTGCCAGGGAATGAAGCTTTTTTAAGGTTGCTTCGGAGCGGCTATTTTGAAGTGTTTGACGTGTTTGTGGTGCCTGAGCTGCATCTGGACACTCCGGGTCGAGTGGTCGCCGCTCTTGCTCTGCTGGTGTTCATCCTCAACGATTTAGACGCTAATTCTGCTTCTTCAGGCTTTGATTCAGGTTTTCTCGTGGACCGTCTCTGCGTGCCGCTATGGCTGAAGGCCAGGGCGTTCAAGATCACCCAGAGCTCCAGGAGCACTTCGCAGCCTTCCTCGTCGCCCGACAAGACGACCCAGACTACCAGCCAGTAGACGGGGACAGCCCACCCCGGGCTAGCCTGGAGGAGGCTGAACAGAGCAGCACTCGTTTCGAGCACATCAGTTACCGAGACGTGGTGGATGACTTCAATAGATGCCATGATGTTTTTTATGAGAGGTACAGTTTTGAGGACATAAAGAGCTACGAGGCTTTGCCTGAGGACAATTTGGAGCAGCTCATAGCTATGCATGCTAAAATCAAGCTGCTGCCCGGTCGGGAGTATGAGTTGACTCAACCTTTGAACATAACATCTTGCGCCTATGTGCTCGGAAATGGGGCTACTATTAGGGTAACAGGGGAAGCCTCCCCGGCTATTAGAGTGGGGGCCATGGCCGTGGGTCCGTGTGTAACAGGAATGACTGGGGTGACTTTTGTGAATTGTAGGTTTGAGAGAGAGTCAACAATTAGGGGGTCCCTGATACGAGCTTCAACTCACGTGCTGTTTCATGGCTGTTATTTTATGGGAATTATGGGCACTTGTATTGAGGTGGGGGCGGGAGCTTACATTCGGGGTTGTGAGTTTGTGGGCTGTTACCGGGGAATCTGTTCTACTTCTAACAGAGATATTAAGGTGAGGCAGTGCAACTTTGACAAATGCTTACTGGGTATTACTTGTAAGGGGGACTATCGTCTTTCGGGAAATGTGTGTTCTGAGACTTTCTGCTTTGCTCATTTAGAGGGAGAGGGTTTGGTTAAAAACAACACAGTCAAGTCCCCTAGTCGCTGGACCAGCGAGTCTGGCTTTTCCATGATAACTTGTGCAGACGGCAGGGTTACGCCTTTGGGTTCCCTCCACATTGTGGGCAACCGTTGTAGGCGTTGGCCAACCATGCAGGGGAATGTGTTTATCATGTCTAAACTGTATCTGGGCAACAGAATAGGGACTGTAGCCCTGCCCCAGTGTGCTTTCTACAAGTCCAGCATTTGTTTGGAGGAGAGGGCGACAAACAAGCTGGTCTTGGCTTGTGCTTTTGAGAATAATGTACTGGTGTACAAAGTGCTGAGACGGGAGAGTCCCTCAACCGTGAAAATGTGTGTTTGTGGGACTTCTCATTATGCAAAGCCTTTGACACTGGCAATTATTTCTTCAGATATTCGGGCTAATCGATACATGTACACTGTGGACTCAACAGAGTTCACTTCTGACGAGGATTAAAAGTGGGCGGGGCCAAGAGGGGTATAAATAGGTGGGGAGGTTGAGGGGAGCCGTAGTTTCTGTTTTTCCCAGACTGGGGGGGACAACATGGCCGAGGAAGGGCGCATTTATGTGCCTTATGTAACTGCCCGCCTGCCCAAGTGGTCGGGTTCGGTGCAGGATAAGACGGGCTCGAACATGTTGGGGGGTGTGGTACTCCCTCCTAATTCACAGGCGCACCGGACGGAGACCGTGGGCACTGAGGCCACCAGAGACAACCTGCACGCCGAGGGAGCGCGTCGTCCTGAGGATCAGACGCCCTACATGATCTTGGTGGAGGACTCTCTGGGAGGTTTGAAGAGGCGAATGGACTTGCTGGAAGAATCTAATCAGCAGCTGCTGGCAACTCTCAACCGTCTCCGTACAGGACTCGCTGCCTATGTGCAGGCTAACCTTGTGGGCGGCCAAGTTAACCCCTTTGTTTAAATAAAAATACACTCATACAGTTTATTATGCTGTCAATAAAATTCTTTATTTTTCCTGTGATAATACCGTGTCCAGCGTGCTCTGTCAATAAGGGTCCTATGCATCCTGAGAAGGGCCTCATATACCATGGCATGAATATTAAGATACATGGGCATAAGGCCCTCAGAAGGGTTGAGGTAGAGCCACTGCAGACTTTCGTGGGGAGGTAAGGTGTTGTAAATAATCCAGTCATACTGACTGTGCTGGGCGTGGAAGGAAAAGATGTCTTTTAGAAGAAGGGTGATTGGCAAAGGGAGGCTCTTAGTGTAGGTATTGATAAATCTGTTCAGTTGGGAGGGATGCATTCGGGGGCTAATAAGGTGGAGTTTAGCCTGAATCTTAAGGTTGGCAATGTTGCCCCCTAGGTCTTTGCGAGGATTCATGTTGTGCAGTACCACAAAAACAGAGTAGCCTGTGCATTTGGGGAATTTATCATGAAGCTTGGAGGGGAAGGCATGAAAAAATTTTGAGATGGCTTTATGGCGCCCCAGGTCTTCCATGCATTCGTCCATAATAATAGCAATAGGCCCGGTTTTGGCTGCCTGGGCAAACACGTTCTGAGGGTGGGCGACATCATAGTTGTAGTCCATGGTCAGGTCTTCATAGGACATGATCTTAAAGGCAGGTTTTAGGGTGCTGCTTTGAGGAACCAGAGTTCCTGTGGGGCCGGGGGTGTAGTTCCCTTCACAGATTTGGGTCTCCCAAGCAAGCAGTTCTTGCGGGGGTATCATGTCAACTTGGGGGACTATAAAAAAAACAGTTTCGGGAGGTGGTTGAATGAGGCCCGTAGACATAAGGTTTCTGAGGAGCTGGGATTTTCCACAACCGGTTGGTCCGTAGACCACCCCAATAACGGGTTGCATGGTAAAGTTTAAAGATTTGCATGAACCGTCAGGGCGCAGATATGGCATGGTGGCATTCATGGCATCTCTTATCGCCTGATTATAGTCTGAGAGGGCATTGAGTAGGGTGGCGCCCCCCATAGCCAGTAGCTCGTCCAAGGAAGAAAAGTGTCTAAGAGGTTTGAGGCCTTCAGCCATGGGCATGGACTCTAAGCACTGTTGCATGAGAGCACATTTGTCCCAAAGCTCAGAGACGTGGTCTAGTACATCTCCATCCAGCATAGCTCTTTGTTTCTTGGGTTGGGGTGGCTGTTGCTGTAGGGGGCGAGACGGTGACGGTCGATGGCCCGCAGGGTGCGGTCTTTCCAGGGCCTGAGCGTCCTCGCCAGGGTCGTCTCGGTGACCGTGAAGGGCTGCTGATGCGTCTGTCTGCTGACCAGCGAGCGCCTCAGGCTGAGCCTGCTGGTGCCGAACTTTTCGTCGCCTAGCTGTTCAGTGGAATAATAACAAGTCACCAGAAGGTCGTAGGAGAGTTGTGAGGTGGCATGGCCTTTGCTCGAAGTTTGCCAGAACTCTCGGCGGCGGCAGCTTGGGCAGTAGATGTTTTTAAGGGCATATAGTTTGGGGGCTAAGAAGACAGATTCCTGGCTGTGGGCGTCTCCGTGGCAGCGGGGGCACTGGGTCTCGCATTCCACAAGCCAAGTCAGCTGAGGGTTGGTGGGATCAAAGACCAGAGGACGGTTATTACCTTTCAGGCGGTGCTTGCCTCGGGTGTCCATGAGTTCCTTTCCCCTTTGGGTGAGAAACATGCTGTCCGTGTCTCCGTAGACAAATTTGAGAATCCGGTCTTCTAGGGGAGTGCCTCTGTCTTCTAAATAGAGGATGTCTGCCCATTCAGAGACAAAGGCTCTAGTCCACGCGAGGACAAATGAAGCTATGTGTGAGGGGTATCTGTTATTAAATATGAGAGAGGATTTTTTTTGCAAAGTATGCAGGCACAGGGCTGAGTCATCAGCTTCCAGAAAGGTGATTGGTTTGTAAGTGTATGTCACGTGATGGTTCTGGGGGTCTCCCAGGGTATAAAAGGGGGCGTCTTCGTCTGAGGAGCTATTGCTAGTGGGTGTGCACTGACGGTGCTTCCGCGTGGCATCCGTTTGCTGCTTGACGGGTGAGTAGGTGATTTTTAGCTCTGCCATGACAGAGGAGCTCAGGTTGTCAGTTTCCACGAAGGCGGTGCTTTTGATGTCGTAGGTGCCGTCTGAAATGCCTCTAACATATTTGTCTTCCATTTGGTCAGAAAAGACAGTGACTCTGTTGTCTAGCTTAGTGGCAAAGCTGCCATACAGGGCATTGGACAGCAGTTTGGCAATGCTTCTGAGAGTTTGGTTTTTCTCTTTATCCGCCCTTTCCTTGGGCGCAATGTTAAGTTGCACGTAGTCTCTAGCCAGACACTCCCACTGGGGAAATACTGTGGTGCGGGGGTCGTTGAGAATTTGGACTCTCCAGCCGCGGTTATGAAGCGTGATGGCATCCAAACAAGTTACCACTTCCCCCCGTAGTGTCTCGTTGGTCCAGCAGAGGCGACCTCCTTTTCTGGAGCAGAAGGGCGGTATAACGTCCAAGAATGCTTCTGGGGGTGGGTCTGCATCAATGGTGAATATCGCGGGCAGTAGGGTGCGATCAAAATAGTCAATGGGTCTGTGCAACTGGGTTAGGCGGTCTTGCCAGTTTTTAATTGCAAGCGCTCGATCAAAGGGGTTCAAAGGTTTTCCCGCTGGGAAAGGATGGGTGAGGGCGCTGGCATACATGCCGCAGATGTCATACACATAGATGGCTTCTGTTAGGACGCCTATGTAGGTAGGATAGCATCGGCCGCCCCGAATACTTTCTCTAACGTAATCATACATTTCATTGGAAGGGGCTAGTAGAAAGTTGCCCAGAGAGCTCCTGTTGGGACGCTGGGATCGGTAGACTACCTGTCTGAAGATGGCATGGGAATTGGAGCTGATGGTGGGCCTTTGGAGGACATTGAAATTGCAGTGGGGCAGCCCCACTGACGTGTGAACAAAGTCCAAATAAGATGCTTGGAGTTTTTTAACCAATTCGGCCGTAACCAGCACGTCCATAGCACAGTAGTCCAAGGTGCGTTGCACAATATCATAGGCACCTGAATTCTCTTGCAGCCAGAGACTCTTATTGAGAAGGTACTCCTCGTCGCTGGACCAGTAGTCCCTCTGAGGAAAAGAATCTGCGTCGGTTCGGTAGGTACCTAACATGTAAAATTCATTTACAGCTTTGTAAGGGCAGCAGCCTTTTTCCACGGGTAAAGCGTAAGCGGCAGCTGCGTTCCTGAGACTCGTGTGCGTGAGAGCAAAGGTATCTCGGACCATGAACTTCACAAACTGAAATTTATAGTCTGCTGAGGTGGGAGTGCCTTCCTCCCAGTCTTTGAAGTCTTTTCGAGCAGCATGTGTGGGGTTAGGCAGAGCAAAAGTTAAGTCATTGAAAAGAATCTTGCCACAACGAGGCATGAAATTTCTACTGACTTTAAAAGCAGCTGGAATACCTTGTTTGTTGTTAATGACTTGTGCGGCTAGAACAATCTCATCAAAGCCGTTTATGTTGTGCCCTACGACATAGACTTCCAAGAAAGTCGGTTGCCCTTTGAGTTCAAGCGTACACAGTTCCTCGAAAGGAATGTCGCTGGCATGGACATAGCCCAGTTTGAGGCAGAGGTTTTCTAAGCACGGATTATCTGCCAGGAACTGGCGCCAAAGCAAAGTGCTGGCAGCTTCTTGAAGGGCATCCCGATACTGTTTAAACAAGCTGCCTACTTTGTTTCTTTGCGGGTTGAGGTAGTAGAAGGTATTTGCTTGCTTTGGCCAGCTTGACCACTTTTGCTTTTTAGCTATGTTAACAGCCTGTTCGCATAGCTGCGCGTCACCAAACAAAGTAAACACGAGCATAAAAGGCATGAGTTGCTTGCCAAAGCTACCGTGCCAAGTGTATGTTTCCACATCATAGACGACAAAGAGGCGCCGGGTGTCGGGGTGAGCGGCCCAGGGGAAAAACTTTATTTCTTCCCACCAGTCCGAAGATTGGGTGTTTATGTGGTGAAAGTAAAAGTCCCGGCGGCGAGTGCTGCAGGTGTGCGTCTGCTTAAAATACGAACCGCAGTCGGCACATCGCTGGACCTCTGCGATGGTGTCTATGAGATAGAGCTTTCTCTTGTGAATAAGAAAGTTGAGGGGGAAGGGAAGGCGCGGCCTGTCAGCGCGGGCCGGGATGCTTGTAATTTTCAGCTTCCCCTTGTATGTTTTGTAAACGCACATATTTGCGTTGCAGAACCGGACGAGCGTGTCTTGGAATGAAAGGATATTTTCTGGTTTTAAATCAAATGGGCAGTGCTCCAAGTGCAGTTCAAAAAGGTTTCGGAGACTGCTGGAAACGTCTGCGTGATACTTGACTTCCAGGGTGGTCCCGTCTTCAGTCTGACCGTGCAGCCGTAGGGTACTGCGTTTGGCGACCAGGGGCCCCCTTGGGGCTTTCTTTAAAGGGGACGTCGAGGGCCGAGGGGCGGCCTTTGCCTTTCGGGCCTGAGGGGCGGTAGCTGGACCGGATCGTTGAGTTCGGGCATGGGTTGCAGCTGTTGGCGCAGGTCTGATGCGTGCTGCACGACTCTGCGGTTGATTCTCTGAATCTCCGGGTGTTGGGTGAATGCTACTGGCCCCGTCACTTTGAACCTGAAAGAGAGGTCGACAGAGTTAATAGATGCATCGTTAAGCTCCGCCTGTCTAATAATTTCTTCCACGTCACCGCTGTGGTCTCGGTAAGCAATGTCTGTCATAAACCGTTCGATCTCTTCCTCGTCCAGTTCTCCGCGACCAGCTCGGTGGACCGTGGCTGCCAAGTCCGTGCTAATGCGTCGCATGAGCTGGGAAAAGGCATTGGTTCCCGGTTCATTCCACACTCTGCTGTATATAACAGCGCCATCTTCGTCTCGGGCTCGCATGACCACCTGGCCCAAGTTTAGCTCCACGTGGCGAGCAAAGACGGGGCTGAGGCGGAGGTGGTGGTGCAGATAATTGAGAGTGGTGGCTATGTGCTCCACGATGAAGAAGTAGATGACCCATCTGCGGATGGTCGACTCGTTAATGTTGCCCTCTCGCTCCAGCATGTTTATGGCTTCGTAAAAGTCCACAGCGAAGTTAAAAAACTGCTCGTTGCGGGCGGAGACTGTCAGCTCTTCTTGCAGGAGACGAATGACTTCGGCTACGGCGGCGCGGACTTCTTCGGCAAAGGAGCGCGGCGGCACGTCCTCCTCCTCCTCTTCTTCCCCCTCCAGCGGGGGCATCTCCAGCTCTACCGGTTCCGGGCTGGGGGACAGGGAAGGCGGTGCGGGCCGAACGACCCGTCGGCGTCGGGTGGGCAAGGGGAGACTCTCTATGAATCGCTGCACCATCTCGCCCCGGCGTATCCGCATCTCCTGGGTAACGGCACGCCCGTGTTCTCGGGGTCGGAGCTCAAAAGCTCCGCCCCGCAGTTCGGTCAGAGGCCGCGCCGCGGGCTGGGGCAGGCTGAGTGCGTCAATAACATGCGCCACCACTCTCTCCGTAGAGGCGGCTGTTTCGAACCGAAGAGACTGAGCATCCACGGGATCGCTGAAGCGTTGCACAAAAGCTTCTAACCAGTCGCAGTCACAAGGTAGGCTGAGCATAGGTGAGGCTCGCTCGGTGTTGTTTCTGTTTGGCGGCGGGTGGCTGAGGAGAAAATTAAAGTACGCGCACCGCAGGCGCCGGATGGTTGTCAGTATGATGAGATCCCTGCGACCCGCTTGTTGGATTCTGATGCGGTTTGCAAAGCCCCAGGCTTGGTCTTGGCATCGCCCAGGTTCATGCACTGTTCTTGGAGGAATCTCTCTACGGGCACGTTGCGGCGCTGCGGGGGCAGGGTCAGCCATTTCGGTGCGTCCAAACCCACGCAATGGTTGGATGAGAGCCAAGTCCGCTACTACGCGCTCTGCTAGGACGGCTTGCTGGATCTGCCGCAGCGTTTCATCAAAGTTTTCCAAGTCAATGAAGCGGTCGTAGGGGCCCGCGTTTATGGTGTAGGAGCAGTTTGCCATGGTGGACCAGTCCACAATCTGCTGATCTACCCGCACCGTTTCTCGGTACACCAGTCGGCTATAGGCTCGCGTCTCGAAAACATAGTCGTTGCAAACGCGCACCACGTATTGGTAGCCGATTAGGAAGTGCGGCGGCGGGTATAAGTAGAGCGGCCAGTTTTGCGTGGCCGGCTGTCTGGCGCCCAGATTCCGTAGCATGAGTGTGGGGTATCGGTACACGTGACGCGACATCCAGGAGATGCCCGCGGCCGAAATGGCGGCCCTGGCGTACTCCCGGGCCCGGTTCCATATATTCCTGAGAGGACGAAAGATTCCATGGTGTGCAGGGTCTGCCCCGTAAGACGCGCGCAATCTCTCGCGCTCTGCAAAAAACATACAGATGAAACATTTTTGGGGCTTTTCAGATGATGCATCCCGCTTTACGGCAAATGAAGCCCAGATCCGCGGCAGTGGCGGGGGTTCCTGCTGCGGCCGCCGGCGCGAGCGTTGACTCAGGCGGTACTACCGCGCCCCCTGGTGTCGAGTGCGGCGAGGGGGAAGGGTTAGCTCGGCTGTACGCGCACCCGGACACACACCCGCGCGTGTGCGTGAAGCGCGATGCGGCGGAGGCGTACGTTCCCCGGGAGAACTTATTCCGCGACCGCAGCGGGGAGGAACCCGAAGGGAGCCGAGACCTAAAGTACAAGGCCGGTCGGCAGTTGCGCGCCGGCATGCCCCGAAAGCGGGTGCTGACCGAAGGGGACTTTGAGGTGGATGAGCGCACTGGCATCAGCTCAGCCAAAGCCCACATGGAGGCGGCCGATCTAGTGCGGGCTTACGAGCAAACGGTGAAGCAAGAGGCTAATTTTCAAAAGTCATTTAATAACCACGTGCGGACACTGATCTCCCGCGAGGAGACCACCCTGGGTTTGATGCACTTGTGGGACTTTGCGGAGGCATACGCGCAGAACCCCGGCAGCAAGACCCTTACGGCCCAAGTCTTTCTCATCGTGCAGCACTTGCAAGATGAGGGCATTTTTGGGGAAGCTTTCTTAAGCATAGCAGAGCCCGAGGGACGATGGATGCTAGATCTGCTAAACATATTGCAGTCCATTGTGGTGCAAGAGCGCCAGCTTTCGCTATCTGAAAAGGTAGCCGCGGTGAACTACTCCGTAGTTACCCTGGGCAAACATTATGCCCGCAAGATCTTTAAGAGCCCCTTTGTGCCGCTTGACAAGGAGGTGAAGATCAGTACATTTTATATGCGCGCGGTGCTTAAGGTCCTGGGTCTAAGTCACGACCTGGGCATGTACAGAAACGAAAAGGTGGAGAAGCTAGCTAGCATAGGCAGGCGTTCGGGAGATGAGCGACGCGGAGCTGCTGTTCAACCTCCGCCGCGCACTAACCACTGGCGATTCTGAAGCATTCGATGAAGGCGGGGACTTTACCTGGGCTCCGCCAACTCGCGCGACCGCGGCGGCCGCTTTGCCGGGGCCCGAGTTTGAGAGTGAAGAGACGGACGATGAAGTCGACGAATGAGTGATGCGGACCCCCGTATCTTTCAGCTGGTCAGTCGGCAAGAGACCGTAGCCATGGCCGAAGCGCCCCGAAGCCTGGGCCCCGCCCCTTCCAATCCTAGTTTGCAGGCTTTATTCCAAAGCCAGCCCAGCGCCGAGCAGGAGTGGCACGGCGTGCTGGAGAGAGTCATGGCCCTTAACAAAAATGGAGACTTTGGCTCGCAGCCCCAGGCGAACCGGTTTGGAGCCATCCTCGAAGCCGTGGTGCCCCCGCGCTCCGATCCCACCCATGAAAAAGTGCTAGCTATTGTGAATGCGCTCTTGGAGACTCAGGCCATCCGTCGCGATGAGGCCGGACAGATGTACACCGCGCTGTTGCAGCGGGTGGCCAGATACAACAGTGTGAATGTGCAGGGCAATTTGGACAGGCTGATTCAGGACGTGAAGGAGGCTCTGGCGCAGCGCGAGCGCACCGGGCCGGGGGCCGGCCTAGGGTCTGTGGTAGCCTTGAATGCCTTCCTGAGCACACAGCCAGCGGTGGTGGAGAGGGGCCAGGAGAACTATGTGGCCTTTGTGAGCGCCTTAAAACTCATGGTGACCGAGGCGCCGCAGTCTGAGGTTTACCAGGCCGGACCTAGTTTCTTTTTTCAAACCAGCCGGCACGGTTCGCAGACGGTAAACCTCAGTCAGGCCTTTGATAACTTGCGACCCCTCTGGGGCGTGCGCGCGCCAGTACACGAGCGTACTACCATCTCCTCTCTGCTCACACCAAACACCCGCTTGCTCTTGCTCCTCATTGCGCCCTTTACGGACAGCGTGGGCATATCCCGGGACAGTTACCTGGGGCATCTGCTGACCCTTTACCGGGAGACCATAGGTAACACTCGAGTTGATGAGACCACGTACAACGAGATCACGGAAGTGAGTCGGGCCCTGGGCGCCGAAGACGCGTCTAACTTGCAAGCCACTCTCAACTACTTACTCACAAATAAGCAGAGCAAGTTGCCACAGGAGTTTTCTCTGAGTCCCGAAGAGGAGCGGGTGCTGCGCTACGTGCAGCAATCTGTCAGTTTATTTTTAATGCAGGATGGACACACGGCCACCACTGCTCTAGATCAGGCTGCGGCCAACATAGCGCCCTCGTTTTACGCGTCCCACCGCGACTTTATAAACCGACTGATGGACTATTTCCAGCGAGCTGCGGCTATGGCCCCTGACTACTTTTTACAGGCTGTTATGAATCCCCACTGGCTCCCGCCGCCGGGTTTCTTTACTCAGGAGTTTGACTTTCCGGAGCCCAACGAAGGCTTCCTGTGGGATGATTTGGACAGCGCGCTCCTACGCGCGCACGTAAAAGAAGAGGAGGATCAAGGAGCTGTGGGCGGCACGCCGGCGGCTTCGGCGCCCGCGTCTCGCGCGCACACACCACCGCCGCCGCCCGGTGCCGCGGACCTCTTTGCTCCTAACGCCTTCCGCAATGTGCAAAATAACGGCGTGGATGAACTTATTGACGGCTTAAGCAGATGGAAGACTTACGCCCAGGAGAGGCAGGAAGTCGTTGAGCGGCACAGGCGCAGAGAGGCGCGTCGCCGGGCGCGCGAGGCGCGTCTAGAGTCGAGCGATGATGACGACAGCGACCTAGGGCCGTTTCTACGGGGCACGGGGCACCTCGTTCACAACCAGTTTATGCATCTGAAGCCCCGGGGTCCCCGCCAGTTTTGGTAACCGCACTGTATTAAGCTGTAAGTCCTCTCATTTGACACTTACCAAAGCCATGGTCTTGCTTCGCCTCTGACACTTTCTCTCCCCCCACACGCGGCACCCTACAGCCTAGGGGCGATGCTCCAGCCCGAACTGCAGCCAATTCCGCTGTCCCGCCGCCGGCTTATGAGGCGGTGGTGGCTGGGGCCTTCCAGACGCTTTCTCTTCGACGAGATCCACGTCCCGCCGCGATATGCTGCCGCGTCTGCGGGGAGAAACAGTATCCGTTATTCCATGCTGCCCCCGTTGTATGACACCACGAAGATATACCTTATCGACAACAAATCTTCAGACATCCAAACTCTGAATTACCAAAACGACCACTCAGATTACCTCACTACCATCGTGCAGAACAGCGACTTCACGCCCCTGGAGGCTAGCAACCACAGCATCGAGCTAGACGAGCGGTCCCGCTGGGGCGGAAACCTTAAAACCATCCTTTATACAAACCTGCCTAATATCACCCAGCACATGTTTTCTAACTCTTTTCGGGTAAAGATGATGGCCTCAAAAAAAGACGGCGTGCCCCAGTACGAGTGGTTCCCCCTAAGGCTGCCCGAGGGTAACTTTTCTGAGACTATGGTCATTGACCTCATGAACAATGCCATCGTAGAGCTGTACTTGGCTTTGGGGCGCCAGGAGGGCGTGAAGGAAGAGGACATCGGGGTAAAGATCGATACGCGCAACTTTAGTCTGGGCTATGACCCGCAGACCCAGTTAGTGACGCCCGGCGTATACACCAATGAAGCTATGCATGCGGACATCGTGTTGCTGCCGGGCTGTGCTATAGACTTTACGCACTCCCGATTAAACAACCTCTTGGGCATACGCAAGCGTTTTCCGTACCAAGAGGGCTTCGTCATCTCCTATGAGGACCTTAAGGGGGGTAACATCCCCGCTTTGATGGACGTGGAGGAGTTTAACAAGAGCAAGACGGTTCGAGCTTTGCGGGAGGACCCCAAGGGGCGCAGTTATCACGTGGGCGAAGACCCAGAAGCCAGAGAAAACGAAACCGCCTACCGCAGCTGGTACCTGGCTTACAATTACGGGGACCCAGAAAAAGGGGTGCGGGCCACCACACTGCTGACTACCGGCGACGTGACCTGCGGGGTGGAACAGATCTACTGGAGCTTGCCGGACATGGCACTGGACCCAGTCACTTTCAAGGCTTCGCTGAAAACTAGCAATTACCCCGTGGTGGGCACAGAACTTTTGCCACTGGTGCCGCGTAGCTTTTATAACGCTCAGGCTGTGTACTCACAGTGGATACAAGAAAAAACTAACCAGACCCACGTTTTCAATCGCTTTCCCGAAAATCAGATCTTGGTGCGGCCCCCTGCGCCTACCATCACGTCCATAAGTGAAAATAAGCCCAGCTTGACAGATCACGGAATCGTGCCGCTCCGGAACCGCTTGGGGGGCGTGCAACGTGTGACTTTGACTGACGCGCGGCGAAGATCCTGCCCCTACGTCTACAAGAGCTTAGGCATTGTGACGCCGCAAGTGCTATCTAGCCGCACGTTTTAAGCAGACAGGGGCACAGCAGCCGTTTTTTTTTTTTTTTTTTCGCTCCACCAGGGACTGTCAGGAACATGGCCATTCTAATCTCTCCTAGCAATAACACGGGCTGGGGCCTGGGATGCAATAAGATGTACGGGGGCGCTCGCATACGTTCAGACTTGCATCCAGTGAAGGTGCGGTCGCATTATCGGGCCGCCTGGGGCAGCCGCACCGGTCGGGTGGGTCGCCGCGCAACCGCAGCTTTAGCCGATGCCGTCGCGGCCACCGGTGATCCGGTGGCCGACACAATCGAGGCGGTGGTGGCTGACGCCCGCCAGTACCGGCGCCGCAGACGGCGAGGGGTGCGCCGAGTCAGAAGGTTGCGTCGGAGCCCCCGCACTGCCCTGCAGCGACGGGTTCGTAGCGTACGCCGACAAGTGGCGAGGGCCCGCAGGGTGGGCCGGCGCGCGGCCGCTATCGCAGCAGACGCGGCCATGGCCATGGCGGCGCCAGCTCGGCGACGCCGTAACATCTACTGGGTACGCGATGCGGCAACCGGAGCCCGCGTTCCGGTGACAACCCGGCCTACGGTCAGCAACACCGTTTGAAATGTCTGCTACTTTTTTTTGCTTCAATAAAAGCCCGCCGACTGATCAGCCACACCTTGTCACGCAGAATTCTTTCAAACCATTGCGCTCTCAGCGCGCGCGCCGATAAACCCACTGTGATGGCCTCCTCTCGGTTGATTAAAGAAGAAATGTTAGACATCGTGGCGCCTGAGATTTACAAGCGCAAACGGCCCAGGCGAGAACGCGCAGCACCGTATGCTGTGAAGCAGGAGGAGAAGCCTTTAGTAAAGGCGGAGCGCAAAATTAAGCGCGGCTCCAGAAAGCGGGCCTTGTCAGGCGTTGACGTTCCTCTGCCCGATGACGGCTTTGAGGACGACGAGCCCCACATAGAATTTGTGTCTGCGCCGCGTCGGCCCTACCAGTGGAAGGGCAGGCGGGTGCGCCGGGTTTTGCGTCCCGGCGTGGCCGTTAGTTTCACGCCCGGCGCGCGCTCCCTCCGTCCGAGTTCCAAGCGGGTGTATGACGAGGTGTACGCAGACGACGACTTCTTAGAAGCGGCCGCGGCCCGTGAGGGGGAGTTTGCTTACGGAAAGCGGGGACGCGAGGCGGCCCAGGCCCAGCTGCTACCGGCTGTGGCCGTGCCGGAACCGACTTACGTAGTTTTGGATGAGAGCAACCCCACCCCGAGCTACAAGCCTGTAACCGAGCAGAAAGTTATTCTTTCCCGCAAGCGGGGTGTGGGGAAGGTAGAGCCTACCATCCAGGTTTTAGCTAGCAAGAAGCGGCGCATGGCCGAGAATGAGGATGACCGCGGGGCCGGCTCCGTGGCCGAAGTGCAGATGCGAGAAGTTAAACCGGTAACCGCTGCCTTGGGTATTCAGACCGTGGATGTTAGCGTGCCCGACCACAGCACTCCCATGGAGGTCGTGCAGAGTCTCAGTCGGGCGGCTCAAGTAGCTCAACGCCTGACCCAACAACAGGTGCGGCCTTCGGCTAAGATTAAAGTGGAGGCCATGGATCTTTCTGCTCCCGTAGACGCAAAGCCTCTTGACTTAAAACCCGTGGACGTAAAGCCGACCCCGACCTTCGTGCTTCCCAGCTTTCGTTCACTCAGCACCCAAACTGACTCTTTGCCCGCGGCAGTGGTCGTGCCGCGCAAGCCCCGCGTGCACCGTGCTACTAGGCGTACTGCGCGCGGCTTGCTGCCCTATTACCGCCTGCATCCTAGCATCACGCCGACACCGGGTTACCGAGGATCTGTCTACACGAGCTCGGGTGTGCGCCTGCCCGCCGTCCGGGCGCCGCCGTCGCCGCCGTACCCGCAGGGCGACTCCCCGCCTCAGCGCTGCCGCGGCCGCGGCGCTGCTGCCCGGCGTGCGCTATCACCCTAGCATCCGCCAAGCGGCCACAGTAACCCGGCTCCGCCGTTAAGCGCTGTGAAACTGCAACAACAACAACAAAAATAAAAAAAAGTCTCCGCTCCACTGTGCACCGTTGTCCATCGGCTAATAAAGTCCCGCTTTGTGCGCCGCAGGAACCACTATCCGTAACCTGCGAAAATGAGTCCCCGCGGAAATCTGACTTACAGACTGAGAATACCGGTCGCCCTCAGTGGCCGGCGCCGGCGCCGAACAGGCTTGCGAGGAGGGTCTGCGTACCTGCTCGGCCGCCGCAGAAGGCGCGCGGGCGGCGGCCGCCTGCGCGGGGGCTTCCTTCCCCTCCTGGCTCCCATCATTGCAGCCGCCATCGGCGCAATCCCCGGCATCGCATCAGTGGCCATTCAGGCGGCCCACAACAAATAGGGACAGTGTAAAGAAAGCTCAATCTCAATAAAACAAACCGCTCGATGTGCATAACGCTCTCGGCCTGCAACTTCTGCTGCTTACGTCTTTGACCAAAGTCACTACTGTTTTCCTTTTACCCAGAGCCGGCGCCAGCCCCACACAGCTTGTTAACACGCCATGGACGAATACAATTACGCGGCTCTTGCTCCCCGGCAAGGCTCCCGACCCATGCTGAGCCAGTGGTCCGGCATCGGCACGCACGAAATGCACGGCGGACGTTTTAATCTGGGCAGTTTGTGGAGCGGGATCAGGAATGTGGGCAGCGCGTTAAGAACTGGGGCTCTCGGGCCTGGCACAGCAATGCGGGCAAGCGTTGCGCGCCCAGCTGAAAAAGACGGGCTTGCAAGAAAAGATATTGAGGGCGTTAGCGCCGGTATCCACGGAGCCGTGGATCTGGGCCGTCAGCAGCTAGAGAAAGCTATTGAGCAGCGCCTAGAGCGTCGCCCCACCGCTGCCGGTGTGGAAGACCTTCCGCTTCCCCCGGGAACAGTCTTAGAAGCTGATCGTTTACCGCCCTCCTACGCCGAAGCGGTGGCTGAGCGCCCGCCGCCGGCTGACGTTCTCCTGCCCGCATCCTCAAAGCCGCCGGTGGCGGTGGTGACCTTGCCCCCGAAAAAGAGAGTGTCTGAAGAGCCTGTGGAGGAAGTTGTGATTCGTTCCTCCGCACCGCCGTCGTACGACGAGGTTATGGCACCGCAGCCGACTCTGGTAGCCGAGCAGGGCGCCATGAAAGCAGTGCCCGTGATTAAGCCGGCTCAACCTTTTACCCCAGCTGTGCACGAAACGCAACGCATAGTGACCAACTTGCCAATCACCACAGCTGTGACACGGCGACGCGGGTGGCAGGGCACTCTGAATGACATCGTGGGCCTCGGCGTTCGTACCGTGAAGCGCCGGCGGTGCTATTGAGGGGGCGCGCAGCGGTAATAAAGAGAACATAAAAAAGCAGGATTGTGTTTTTTGTTTAGCGGCCACTGACTCTCCCTCTGTGTGACACGTCCTCCGCCAGAGCGTGATTGATTGACCGAGATGGCTACCCCGTCGATGCTGCCGCAATGGTCCTACTGCACATCGCCGGTCAGGACGCGTCCGAGTACCTGTCCCCCGGCTTGGTGCAATTCGCACAAGCCACCGAATCCTACTTTAACATTGGGAACAAGTTTAGAAACCCCACCGTCGCCCCGACGCACGATGTCACCACGGAGCGTTCGCAGCGTCTGCAGCTCCGCTTCGTGCCCGTAGACCGGGAGGACACACAGTACTCCTACAAAACCCGCTTCCAGCTAGCCGTGGGCGACAACCGGGTGCTGGACATGGCCAGCACGTATTTTGACATCCGCGGTACGCTGGAGAGGGGCGCCAGTTTCAAGCCTTACAGCGGCACGGCCTACAACTCCTTTGCCCCCAACAGTGCCCCTAACAATACGCAGTTTAGGCAGGCCAACAACGGTCATCCTGCTCAGACCATAGCTCAAGCTTCTTACGTGGCTACCATCGGCGGTGCCAACAATGACTTGCAAATGGGTGTGGACGAGCGTCAGCAGCCGGTGTATGCGAACACTACGTACCAGCCGGAACCTCAGCTCGGCATTGAAGGTTGGACAGCTGGATCCATGGCGGTCATCGATCAAGCAGGCGGGCGGGTTCTCAGGAACCCTACTCAAACTCCCTGCTACGGGTCCTATGCTAAGCCGACTAACGAGCACGGGGGCATTACTAAAGCAAACACTCAGGTGGAGAAAAAGTACTACAGAACAGGGGACAACGGTAACCCGGAAACAGTGTTTTATACTGAAGAGGCTGACGTGCTAACGCCCGACACCCACCTTGTTCACGCGGTACCGGCCGCGGATCGGGCAAAGGTGGAGGGGCTATCTCAGCACGCAGCTCCCAACAGGCCGAACTTTATCGGCTTTCGGGACTGCTTTGTAGGCTTGATGTATTATAACAGCGGGGGCAACCTGGGCGTCTTAGCGGGTCAATCCTCTCAGCTGAATGCCGTGGTAGACCTGCAAGACCGCAACACTGAGCTTTCCTATCAGATGCTTCTTGCAAACACGACGGACAGATCCCGCTATTTTAGCATGTGGAACCAAGCCATGGACTCGTACGACCCGGAGGTCAGGGTGATAGATAACGTGGGCGTAGAGGACGAGATGCCTAATTACTGCTTTCCGTTGTCGGGGGTTCAGATTGGAAACCGTAGCCACGAGGTTCAAAGAAACCAACAACAGTGGCAAAATGTAGCTAATAGTGACAACAATTACATAGGCAAGGGGAACCTACCGGCCATGGAGATAAATCTAGCGGCCAATCTCTGGCGTTCCTTTTTGTACAGTAATGTGGCGTTGTACTTGCCAGACAACCTTAAATTCACCCCTCACAACATTCAACTCCCGCCTAACACGAACACCTACGAGTACATGAACGGGCGAATCCCCGTTAGCGGCCTTATTGATACGTACGTAAATATAGGCACGCGGTGGTCGCCCGATGTGATGGACAACGTGAATCCCTTTAACCACCACCGCAACTCGGGCCTGCGTTACCGCTCCCAGCTGCTGGGCAACGGCCGCTTCTGCGACTTTCACATTCAGGTGCCACAAAAGTTTTTTGCTATTCGAAACCTGCTTCTCCTGCCCGGCACGTACACTTACGAGTGGTCCTTTAGAAAGGACGTAAACATGATCCTTCAGAGCACTCTGGGCAATGATCTGCGGGTCGATGGGGCCACTGTTAATATTACCAGCGTCAACCTCTACGCCAGCTTCTTTCCCATGTCACATAACACCGCTTCCACTTTGGAAGCTATGCTCCGCAACGACACTAATGACCAGTCTTTTAATGACTATCTCTCGGCGGCTAACATGTTGTATCCCATTCCGCCCAATGCCACCCAACTGCCCATCCCCTCACGCAACTGGGCAGCGTTCCGTGGCTGGAGTCTCACCCGGCTAAAACAGAGGGAGACACCGGCGCTGGGGTCCCCGTTCGATCCCTATTTCACCTATTCGGGCACCATCCCGTACCTGGACGGCACTTTTTACCTCAGCCACACCTTTCGCAAGGTGGCCATCCAGTTTGACTCTTCTGTGACCTGGCCCGGCAATGACAGGCTTTTAACCCCTAACGAGTTCGAAATAAAAATAAGTGTGGACGGTGAAGGCTACAACGTGGCTCAGAGCAATATGACTAAGGACTGGTTCCTGGTGCAGATGCTAGCGAATTACAACATAGGCTACCAGGGATATCACCTGCCCCCGGACTACAAGGACAGGACATTTTCCTTCCTGCATAACTTCATACCCATGTGCCGACAGGTTCCCAACCCAGCAACCGAGGGCTACTTTGGACTAGGCATAGTGAACCATAGAACAACTCCGGCTTATTGGTTTCGATTCTGCCGCGCTCCGCGCGAGGGCCACCCCTACCCCCAACTGGCCTTACCCCCTCATTGGGACCCACGCCATGCCCTCCGTGACCCAGAGAGAAAGTTTCTCTGCGACCGCACCCTCTGGCGAATCCCCTTCTCCTCGAACTTCATGTCCATGGGGTCCCTCACAGATCTCGGACAGAACCTACTGTATGCCAATGCCGCGCATGCCCTAGACATGACTTTTGAGATGGATCCCATCAATGAGCCCACTCTGCTGTACGTTCTGTTTGAGGTGTTTGACGTGGCCCGCGTTCACCAGCCCCACAGAGGCGTGATCGAAGTGGTGTACTTGAGAACGCCATTCTCAGCCGGCAACGCTACCACATAAGTGCCGGCTTCCCTCTCAGGCCCCGCGATGGGTTCTCGGGAAGAGGAGCTGAGATTCATCCTTCACGATCTCGGTGTGGGGCCATACTTCCTCGGCACTTTCGATAAACACTTTCCGGGGTTCATCTCCAAAGACCGAATGAGCTGTGCCATAGTCAACACTGCCGGACGCGAAACCGGGGGCGTGCATTGGCTGGCCATGGCTTGGCACCCAGCCTCGCAGACCTTTTACATGTTTGACCCTTTCGGTTTCTCGGATCAAAAGCTAAAGCAAATTTACAACTTTGAGTATCAGGGCCTCCTAAAGCGCAGCGCCCTGACTTCCACTGCTGACCGCTGCCTGACCCTTATTCAAAGCACTCAATCTGTCCAGGGACCCAACAGCGCCGCCTGCGGTCTGTTCTGCTGCATGTTCCTCCACGCCTTTGTCCGCTGGCCGCTTAGGGCCATGGACAACAATCCCACCATGAACCTCATCCACGGAGTTCCCAACAACATGTTGGAGAGCCCCAGCTCCCAAAATGTGTTTTTGAGAAACCAGCAAAATCTGTACCGTTTCCTAAGACGCCACTCCCCCCATTTTGTTAAGCATGCGGCTCAAATTGAGGCTGACACCGCCTTTGATAAAATGTTAACAAATTAGACCGTGAGCCATGATTGCAGAAGCATGTCATTTTTTTTTTATTGTTTAAAATAAAAACAACACATAACATCTGCCGCCTGTCCTCCCGTGATTTCTTCTGCTTTATTTGCAAATGGGGGGCACCTTAAAACAAAGAGTCATCTGCATCGTACTGATCGATGGGCAGAATAACATTCTGATGCTGGTACTGCGGGTCCCAGCGGAATTCGGGAATGGTAATGGGGGGGCTCTGTTTAACCAGCGCGGACCACATCTGCTTAACCAGCTGCAAGGCTGAAATCATATCTGGAGCCGAAATCTTGAAATCGCAGTTTCGCTGGGCATTAGCCCGCGTCTGCCGGTACACAGGGTTACAGCACTGAAATACTAACACCGATGGGTGTTCTACGCTGGCCAGGAGTTTGGGATCTTCTACGAGGCTCTTATCTACCGCAGAGCCCGCGTTGATATTAAAGGGCGTTATCTTGCATACCTGACGGCCTAGGAGGGGCAATTGGGAGTGACCCCAGTTACAATCACACTTTAAAGGCATAAGCAGATGAGTTCCGGCACTTTGCATCCTGGGGTAACAGGCTTTCTGAAAGGTCATGATCTGCCAGAAAGCCTGCAAAGCCTTGGGCCCCTCGCTGAAAAACATACCACAAGACTTTGAGGTAAAGCTGCCGGCCGGCAAAGCGGCGTCAAAGTGACAGCAAGCCGCGTCTTCATTCTTTAGCTGCACTACGTTCATATTCCACCGGTTGGTGGTGATCTTTGTCTTATGCGGGGTCTCTTTTAAAGCCCGCTGCCCATTTTCGCTGTTCACATCCATCTCTATCACTTGGTCTTTGGTAAGCATAGGCAGGCCATGCAGGCAGTGAAGGGCCCCGTCTCCCCCCTCGGTACACTGGTGGCGCCAGACCACACAGCCCGTGGGGCTCCACGAGGTCGTCCCCAGGCCTGCGACTTTTAACACAAAATCATACAAGAAGCGGCCCATAATAGTTAGCACGGTTTTCTGAGTACTGAAAGTAAGAGGCAGGTACACTTTAGACTCATTAAGCCAAGCTTGTGCAACCTTCCTAAAACACTCGAGCGTGCCAGTGTCGGGCAGCAAGGTTAAGTTTTTAATATCCACTTTCAAAGGCACACACAGCCCCACTGCTAATTCCATGGCCCGCTGCCAAGCAACTTCGTCGGCTTCCAGCAAGGCCCGGCTGGCCGCCGGCAGGGCGGGAGCGGCGGCCTCAGCGGCTGGGGCTGAAGGTTTGAAAATCTTGGCGCGCTTAACGGCTGTGACATCTTCGGCGGGGGGCTCAGCGATCGGCGCGCGCCGTTTGCGGCTGACTTTTTTCCGGGGCGTCTCATCTATCACTAAGGGGTTCTCGTCCCCGCTGCTGTCAGCCGAACTCGTGGCTCGCGTTAAGTCACCGCTGCGATTCATTATTCTCTCCTAGATAACGACAACAAATGGCAGAGAAAGGCAGTGAAAATCAGCGGCCAGAGAACGACACTGAGCTAGCAGCGGTTTCAGAAGCCCTAGGCGCGGCCGCTTCGGCCCCCTCACGTAACTCCCCGACTGACACGGATTCAGGGGTGGAAATGACGCCCACCAGCAGCCCCGAGCCGCCCGCCGCTCCCCCAAGTTCGCCTGCCGCAGCACCTGCCCCTCAGAAGAACCAGGAGGAGCTCTCTTCCCCCGAGCCCGCGGTAGCAGCAGCGGAGCCAGAAGCCGCTTCGCGGCCCAGACCACCCACACCCACCGTTCAGGTCCCGCGGGAGCCGAGCGAGGATCAACCTGACGGACCCGCGACGAGGCCTTCGTACGTGAGCGAGGATTGCCTCATCCGCCATATCTCTCGCCAGGCTAACATTGTTAGAGACAGCCTGGCAGACCGCTGGGAGTTAGAGCCCACCGTGTCGGCTCTCTCCGAGGCTTACGAAAAGCTCCTCTTTTGTCCCAAGGTACCACCCAAGAAGCAAGAGAATGGCACTTGCGAACCTGAACCTCGCGTTAATTTTTTCCCCACCTTTGTAGTGCCCGAAACTTTAGCCACGTACCACATCTTTTTCCAAAACCAAAAAATCCCCCTGTCTTGTCGCGCCAACCGCACCCACACAGACACCATCATGCACCTCTACTCGGGGGACTCCTTACCGTGCTTCCCCACGCTGCAGCTGGTCAACAAAATCTTTGAAGGCTTGGGCTCAGAGGAGCGGCGCGCAGCCAACTCGCTGAAAGATCAAGAGGATAACAGCGCGTTAGTTGAGCTCGAAGGGGACAGTCCCCGACTGGCTGTGGTTAAGCGCACACTGTCTTTGACACATTTCGCCTACCCTGCCATAACACTACCGCCTAAGGTGATGGCAGCTGTCACTGGCAGCCTCATTCATGAATCAGCAGCGACCGCCGAACCGGAAGCTGAGGCGCTGCCAGAAGCCGAGGAGCCCGTGGTTAGTGACCCTGAACTTGCTCGCTGGTTGGGGCTCAACTTACAACAGGAGCCCGAGGCCACGGCCCAGGCTTTGGAAGAAAGACGCAAGATTATGTTGGCAGTATGCTTAGTCACACTTCAGCTCGAGTGCCTGCACAAGTTTTTTTCTTCAGAGGATGTCATCAAAAAGCTGGGAGAGAGCCTCCACTACGCCTTTCGCCACGGCTACGTGCGCCAAGCCTGCTCCATTTCTAACGTGGAACTAACGAACATCGTCTCATACCTGGGTATCTTGCACGAAAACCGCTTGGGACAGAGTACCCTACACGCCACCCTTAAAGACGAGAACCGCAGAGACTACATCAGAGACACAGTCTTTCTCTTTCTGGTTTATACTTGGCAGACTGCCATGGGCATTTGGCAGCAGTGCCTCGAGACTGAGAACGTAAAAGAACTTGAAAAGCTCTTGCAAAAAAGCAAGAGGGCTCTCTGGACGGGCTTCGACGAGCTCACCATAGCTCAAGACCTAGCTGACATAGTGTTCCCCCCCAAATTCTTGCACACCTTGCAAGCCGGCCTGCCAGACCTTACATCCCAGAGTCTCCTTCACAACTTTCGCTCCTTCATTTTCGAACGCTCGGGCATTCTACCCGCCATGTGCAATGCACTGCCCACCGACTTCATCCCTATCAGCTACCGGGAGTGCCCTCCAACTTTCTGGGCCTACACCTACCTCTTTAAACTGGCCAATTACCTCATGTTTCACTCCGACATCGCTTACGATCGGAGCGGCCCCGGTCTCATGGAATGCTACTGTCGCTGCAACCTGTGCAGTCCTCACCGCTGCTTGGCGACCAACCCCGCCCTGCTCAGCGAGACCCAAGTTATCGGTACCTTCGAGATTCAGGGCCCTCCTGCTCAAGACGGACAGCCGACCAAACCGCCCCTCAGGCTGACTGCAGGTCTCTGGACTTCCGCCTACCTGCGCAAATTTGTACCGCAAGACTTCAACGCCCACAAAATAGCCTTCTACGAAGACCAATCCAAAAAGCCGAAAGTGACCCCCAGCGCTTGTGTCATCACTGAAGAAAAAGTTTTAGCCCAATTGCATGAAATTAAAAAAGCGCGGGAAGACTTTCCTCTTAAAAAGGGGCACGGAGTGTATCTGGACCCTCAGACCGGCGAGGAGCTGAACGGACCCGCACCCTCCGCAGCTAGGAATGAAACCCCGCAGCATGTCGGCAGCCGGGCCTTCCGCGGCTCAGGCTTCGGAGGGCCAACAGCTGCCGCCACAGACAGCGGGGCTGCAGCCGAGCAAGAGGGCTGTGAGGAAGGTAGTAGCTTCTCTGAATCCCACCGCCGCCCTGGAAGACATATCCGAGGGGGAGGAAGGCTTCCCCCTGACGGACGAGGAAGACGGGGACACCCTGGAGAGCGATTTCAGCGACTTCACGGACGAAGACGTCGAGGAGGAGGATATGATTTCGATACCCCGCGACCAGGGGCACTCCGGCGAGCTCGAGGAGGGCGAAATTCCCGCAACGGTAGCGGCGACGGCGGTCAAGAAGGGCCAGGGCAAGAAGAGTAGGTGGGACCAGCAGGTCCGCTCCACAGCGCCTCTAAAGGGCGCTAGAGGTAAGAGGAGCTACAGCTCCTGGAAACCCCTCAAGCCCACTATCCTTTCATGCTTACTGCAGAGCTCCGGCAGCACTGCCTTCACTCGCCGCTATCTGCTTTTTCGCCATGGCGTGTCCGTTCCCTCCAGGGTAATTCATTACTATAATTCTTACTGCAGACCCGAAGCTGACCAAAACCGCCACTCAGAGCAAAAAGAGCCGCCGGAGTGCCAGCGCGGCGCGCCCTCGCCCTCCTCCTCTTCCTCCCAAGCGTGCTCGGGCGCCCCGCCGCCCCAAAGGCCAGCGCCATCAGGCCGACGACGCAAGCACCGAGGGCCGCGACAAGCTTCGGGAGCTGATCTTTCCCACTCTCTATGCCATATTCCAACAAAGTCGCGCTCAGCGGTGTCACCTCAAAGTGAAAAATAGATCCTTACGTTCACTGACGCGCAGCTGCCTCTACCACAACAAGGAGGAACAGCTCCAGCGAACCCTAGCAGACTCCGAGGCGCTTCTCAGTAAATACTGCTCTGCAGCTCCGACACGATTCTCGCCGCCCTCTTATACCGAGTCTCCCGCCAAGGACGAATCCGGACCCGCCTAAACTCTCAGCATGAGCAAAGAAATTCCCACACCTTATGTTTGGACCTTTCAACCTCAGATGGGAGCGGCCGCAGGTGCCAGTCAAGATTACTCGACCCGCATGAATTGGTTCAGCGCGGGACCTGATATGATCCACGACGTTAACAACATTCGTGACGCCCAAAACCGCATCCTTATGACTCAGTCGGCCATTACCGCCACTCCCAGGAATCTGATTGATCCCAGACAGTGGGCCGCCCACCTCATCAAACAACCCGTGGTGGGCACCACCCACGTGGAAATGCCTCGCAACGAAGTCCTAGAACAACATCTGACCTCACATGGCGCTCAAATCGCGGGCGGAGGCGCTGCGGGCGATTACTTTAAAAGCCCCACTTCAGCTCGAACCCTTATCCCGCTCACCGCCTCCTGCTTAAGACCAGATGGAGTCTTTCAACTAGGAGGAGGCTCGCGTTCATCTTTCAACCCCCTGCAAACAGATTTTGCCTTCCACGCCCTGCCCTCCAGACCGCGCCACGGGGGCATAGGATCCAGGCAGTTTGTAGAGGAATTTGTGCCCGCCGTCTACCTCAACCCCTACTCGGGACCGCCGGACTCTTATCCGGACCAGTTTATACGCCACTACAACGTGTACAGCAACTCTGTGAGCGGTTATAGCTGAGATTGTAAGACTCTCCTATCTGTCTCTGTGCTGCTTTTCCGCTTCAAGCCCCACAAGCATGAAGGGGTTTCTGCTCATCTTCAGCCTGCTTGTGCATTGTCCCCTAATTCATGTTGGGACCATTAGCTTCTATGCTGCAAGGCCCGGGTCTGAGCCTAACGCGACTTATGTTTGTGACTATGGAAGCGAGTCAGATTACAACCCCACCACGGTTCTGTGGTTGGCTCGAGAGACCGATGGCTCCTGGATCTCTGTTCTTTTCCGTCACAACGGCTCCTCAACTGCAGCCCCCGGGGTCGTCGCGCACTTTACTGACCACAACAGCAGCATTGTGGTGCCCCAGTATTACCTCCTCAACAACTCACTCTCTAAGCTCTGCTGCTCATACCGGCACAACGAGCGTTCTCAGTTTACCTGCAAACAAGCTGACGTCCCTACCTGTCACGAGCCCGGCAAGCCGCTCACCCTCCGCGTCTCCCCCGCGCTGGGAACTGCCCACCAAGCAGTCACTTGGTTTTTTCAAAATGTACCCATAGCTACTGTTTACCGACCTTGGGGCAATGTAACTTGGTTTTGTCCTCCCTTCATGTGTACCTTTAATGTCAGCCTGAACTCCCTACTTATTTACAACTTTTCTGACAAAACCGGGGGGCAATACACAGCTCTCATGCACTCCGGACCTGCTTCCCTCTTTCAGCTCTTTAAGCCAACGACTTGTGTCACCAAGGTGGAGGACCCGCCGTATGCCAACGACCCGGCCTCGCCTGTGTGGCGCCCACTGCTTTTTGCCTTCGTCCTCTGCACCGGCTGCGCGGTGTTGTTAACCGCCTTCGGTCCATCGATTCTATCCGGTACCCGAAAGCTTATCTCAGCCCGCTTTTGGAGTCCCGAGCCCTATACCACCCTCCACTAACAGTCCCCCCATGGAGCCAGACGGAGTTCATGCCGAGCAGCAGTTTATCCTCAATCAGATTTCCTGCGCCAACACTGCCCTCCAGCGTCAAAGGGAGGAACTAGCTTCCCTTGTCATGTTGCATGCCTGTAAGCGTGGCCTCTTTTGTCCAGTCAAAACTTACAAGCTCAGCCTCAACGCCTCGGCCAGCGAGCACAGCCTGCACTTTGAAAAAAGTCCCTCCCGATTCACCCTGGTCAACACTCACGCCGGAGCTTCTGTGCGAGTGGCCCTACACCACCAGGGAGCTTCCGGCAGCATCCGCTGTTCCTGTTCCCACGCCGAGTGCCTCCCCGTCCTCCTCAAGACCCTCTGTGCCTTTAACTTTTTAGATTAGCTGAAAGCAAATATAAAATGGTGTGCTTACCGTAATTCTGTTTTGACTTGTGTGCTTGATTTCTCCCCCTGCGCCGTAATCCAGTGCCCCTCTTCAAAACTCTCGTACCCTATGCGATTCGCATAGGCATATTTTCTAAAAGCTCTGAAGTCAACATCACTCTCAAACACTTCTCCGTTGTAGGTTACTTTCATCTACAGATAAAGTCATCCACCGGTTAACATCATGAAGAGAAGTGTGCCCCAGGACTTTAATCTTGTGTATCCGTACAAGGCTAAGAGGCCCAACATCATGCCGCCCTTTTTTGACCGCAATGGCTTTGTTGAAAACCAAGAAGCCACGCTAGCCATGCTTGTGGAAAAGCCGCTCACGTTCGACAAGGAAGGTGCGCTGACCCTGGGCGTCGGACGCGGCATCCGCATTAACCCCGCGGGGCTTCTGGAGACAAACGACCTCGCGTCCGCTGTCTTCCCACCGCTGGCCTCCGATGAGGCCGGCAACGTCACGCTCAACATGTCTGACGGGCTATATACTAAGGACAACAAGCTAGCTGTCAAAGTAGGTCCCGGGCTGTCCCTCGACTCCAATAATGCTCTCCAGGTCCACACAGGCGACGGGCTCACGGTAACCGATGACAAGGTGTCTCTAAATACCCAAGCTCCCCTCTCGACCACCAGCGCGGGCCTCTCCCTACTTCTGGGTCCCAGCCTCCACTTAGGTGAGGAGGAACGACTAACAGTAAACACCGGAGCGGGCCTCCAAATTAGCAATAACGCTCTGGCCGTAAAAGTAGGTTCAGGTATCACCGTAGATGCTCAAAACCAGCTCGCTGCATCCCTGGGGGACGGTCTAGAAAGCAGAGATAATAAAACTGTCGTTAAGGCTGGGCCCGGACTTACAATAACTAATCAAGCTCTTACTGTTGCTACCGGGAACGGCCTTCAGGTCAACCCGGAAGGGCAACTGCAGCTAAACATTACTGCCGGTCAGGGCCTCAACTTTGCAAACAACAGCCTCGCCGTGGAGCTGGGCTCGGGCCTGCATTTTCCCCCTGGCCAAAACCAAGTAAGCCTTTATCCCGGAGATGGAATAGACATCCGAGATAATAGGGTGACTGTGCCCGCTGGGCCAGGCCTGAGAATGCTCAACCACCAACTTGCCGTAGCTTCCGGAGACGGTTTAGAAGTCCACAGCGACACCCTCCGGTTAAAGCTCTCCCACGGCCTGACATTTGAAAATGGCGCCGTACGAGCAAAACTAGGACCAGGACTTGGCACAGACGACTCTGGTCGGTCCGTGGTTCGCACAGGTCGAGGACTTAGAGTTGCAAACGGCCAAGTCCAGATCTTCAGCGGAAGAGGCACCGCCATCGGCACTGATAGCAGCCTCACTCTCAACATCCGGGCGCCCCTACAATTTTCTGGACCCGCCTTGACTGCTAGTTTGCAAGGCAGTGGTCCGATTACTTACAACAGCAACAATGGCACTTTCGGTCTCTCTATAGGCCCCGGAATGTGGGTAGACCAAAACAGACTTCAGGTAAACCCAGGCGCTGGTTTAGTCTTCCAAGGAAACAACCTTGTCCCAAACCTTGCGGATCCGCTGGCTATTTCCGACAGCAAAATTAGTCTCAGTCTCGGTCCCGGCCTGACCCAAGCTTCCAACGCCCTGACTTTAAGTTTAGGAAACGGGCTTGAATTCTCCAATCAAGCCGTTGCTATAAAAGCGGGCCGGGGCTTACGCTTTGAGTCTTCCTCACAAGCTTTAGAGAGCAGCCTCACAGTCGGAAATGGCTTAACGCTTACCGATACTGTGATCCGCCCCAACCTAGGGGACGGCCTAGAGGTCAGAGACAATAAAATCATTGTTAAGCTGGGCGCGAATCTTCGTTTTGAAAACGGAGCCGTAACCGCCGGCACCGTTAACCCTTCTGCGCCCGAGGCACCACCAACTCTCACTGCAGAACCACCCCTCCGAGCCTCCAACTCCCATCTTCAACTGTCCCTATCGGAGGGCTTGGTTGTGCATAACAACGCCCTTGCTCTCCAACTGGGAGACGGCATGGAAGTAAATCAGCACGGACTTACTTTAAGAGTAGGCTCGGGTTTGCAAATGCGTGACGGCATTTTAACAGTTACACCCAGCGGCACTCCTATTGAGCCCAGACTGACTGCCCCACTGACTCAGACAGAGAATGGAATCGGGCTCGCTCTCGGCGCCGGCTTGGAATTAGACGAGAGCGCGCTCCAAGTAAAAGTTGGGCCCGGCATGCGCCTGAACCCTGTAGAAAAGTATGTAACCCTGCTCCTGGGTCCTGGCCTTAGTTTTGGGCAGCCGGCCAACAGGACAAATTATGATGTGCGCGTTTCTGTGGAGCCCCCCATGGTTTTCGGACAGCGTGGTCAGCTCACATTTTTAGTGGGTCACGGACTACACATTCAAAATTCCAAACTTCAGCTCAATTTGGGACAAGGCCTCAGAACTGACCCCGTCACCAACCAGCTGGAAGTGCCCCTCGGTCAAGGTTTGGAAATTGCAGACGAATCCCAGGTTAGGGTTAAATTGGGCGATGGCCTGCAGTTTGATTCACAAGCTCGCATCACTACCGCTCCTAACATGGTCACTGAAACTCTGTGGACCGGAACAGGCAGTAATGCTAATGTTACATGGCGGGGCTACACTGCCCCCGGCAGCAAACTCTTTTTGAGTCTCACTCGGTTCAGCACTGGTCTAGTTTTAGGAAACATGACTATTGACAGCAATGCATCCTTTGGGCAATACATTAACGCGGGACACGAACAGATCGAATGCTTTATATTGTTGGACAATCAGGGTAACCTAAAAGAAGGATCTAACTTGCAAGGCACTTGGGAAGTGAAGAACAACCCCTCTGCTTCCAAAGCTGCTTTTTTGCCTTCCACCGCCCTATACCCCATCCTCAACGAAAGCCGAGGGAGTCTTCCTGGAAAAAATCTTGTGGGCATGCAAGCCATACTGGGAGGCGGGGGCACTTGCACTGTGATAGCCACCCTCAATGGCAGACGCAGCAACAACTATCCCGCGGGCCAGTCCATAATTTTCGTGTGGCAAGAATTCAACACCATAGCCCGCCAACCTCTGAACCACTCTACACTTACTTTTTCTTACTGGACTTAAATAAGTTGGAAATAAAGAGTTAAACTGAATGTTTAAGTGCAACAGACTTTTATTGGTTTTGGCTCACAACAAATTACAACAGCATAGACAAGTCATACCGGTCAAACAACACAGGCTCTCGAAAACGGGCTAACCGCTCCAAGAATCTGTCACGCAGACGAGCAAGTCCTAAATGTTTTTTCACTCTCTTCGGGGCCAAGTTCAGCATGTATCGGATTTTCTGCTTACACCTTTTTAGACAGCAGTTTACACTCATTTCCGTTAAAGGATTACAACTGCGGCATATGAGAATTAAGTATATACAACTATTGCCCTTTACCCACAAACACTCCCCCCACGGGGTGCACCTGATGTAGCTGCCCTCCTCAATCATGAAAGTGCTATTAAAGTAAATTAAATGAACATTATTCACATACACGCTTCCCACATAGGCCAAAAAAACAGAGGACAACTTTGACAGCTCCCGCCTGAAATACCAATACACTCTATCAAACTGCGCACCGTGCACGCACTGCTTTACCAGGCCTTGAAAGTAAACAGCGGCGGACCGACACTGCAAGCTTCTAGGCTTTGGGCAGTGGCAGTGAATATATAGCCACTCCTCCCCATGCACGTAGTAGGAACGCCGCTTCCCGGGAATCACAAATGACAAGCAGTAGTCACAGAGGCAACTAGTCAAGTGAGCGTCCTCCTGAGGCATGATTACCTTCCATGGAATGGGCCAGTGAATCATAGTGGCAAAGCCAGCTGCATCTGGAGCGCTGCGAACCTTGGCTACATGTGGTGATTGGCGACGCAGATGGAGACAGGACCTTGCATTCTGAAGACCACTGCAACAGCTTCTGCGTACGCTTGTATTTACAGTACATAAAAAAGCACTTTTGCCACAGAGCGGTCTTACTCAACCGACAGCTTTTTTCTTTCTGACGCTGCCTTCTGCTACTCAGGTAGTACAAGTCCAAAAGAGCCAAACGGACACTCAAATCCGGGTTATCTCGATGCTGAAGCCAGAGTCCAAAAGTAACCACGCTAAAAGCCTGCATCCATATTTTGTAACTGCTGTAACTCCATCCCAGAGCCGGGCACCGCACTTGGTCCACCATAGCTGCAAACAAACGGGACAATTAAGGAAAGTAAAATGAGCGCTGGGGGCGGACTCTTCTCCCGTTCGTAGGAAACAGCCACGTATCAAACACCCTTTTCAACACTGGCTCTCCAGCCGCTACTCGTTGAATTAATTTGTCCCTGTGCTCAAACAACCCACACTGGTAACGGTGGTCGCTAGGCAAACATGTCAAATAGCACATAATCATTTCCTTCACTTTAAGCAAACATCGACTAGCAGACACTTCACTTAATTCAGCACAGTCATAGCAAGGAATGATTATACACTTGTCATCTAATCCACTGCCCATGTACACATTGCCCCAGGCAAAAGTGGGCAGGGACTTTAAGAGCTGATTGCTCGCCCCGACATAGTTGGTAAAATACAGCAAATGCACCTTGTTAACATACACACTCCCCACATAGTAAATATACCGAGTAGACAGCTTAGAAAGCTCCCTCCGAAAAAATGGGAACATGGTATCAAAGGCAGTGCCCGCAACACACATCTTGAACAGATCCATCAGGATAGTAGCTCGACACAGCCCCTGCAGACTTTGGTCAGCTTGCTTGCTGCAGCAGTACACTCTCCACGTAGCATCTCCGCTGATGAAGTATTCGCTATCGCAGCGACCAAAAATACAGCAATCACAAGGCAGACGCAACAGTCTTTCATCCAGACTGTTCATGAGAGGCTTTAGAGGTATGGGAAAAAATCCAAAGTGCTCAAAATAAGCAGCGCTGGGCTCATTCTGACATTCCCCCAACATGCTGAGTCGAACCATAGCACAGTCATACAAACTCAGCTGTCGGAATTGATCTTCCATGATTGAGTTTCTACTGAGATATTATCTCAAACTTAAAACTGTTGCTCACCAACTCTATGCGAACTTGCTCAAGAAGCTCTTGGTTTAGGGCGACCTCTTCTGGTCGTCGGAAGTTACTGATGGAACAACAAGCGCCGCCCAACTTCAAATTTCCAGCCGACCCAATCCAGTGGTCTCTCAACTCACGCGCACAAGCTACTATGCAGTCCTCACTTTCGTCAAAGTCAGCAGCGCCTATAGAAATCAACACACTGAGTCCACCATCTTCAGCTTTTAAGGGATAACAGCTGATAGCAAACTGGTTCTGAGACCACGGCAAAGCACGTAGGAATTGCTGTTAAGTTAATTTCCAAACACCGCTGAAGCAGCTCTATGGTTGCTGGACATATGTCCTCTGCATAGAAGCTTTGAACATAACTTAAGACAGGGCCGGGCACATGAAACACAAACAGAGAACTATACACAATCTGGGCCATGATCACTCACATTTAAATAGCAGCTGAAAAGTGGCTTTCTTCACTTGGGAGCAAAATTAGCGAAGACTGTGCCAGAATGCTCACGTCGAAAGGCGGTGGGTCTCGCAGAGGCAGGTTCGGAGCTCTAATTAAACACAGGTGGGTAATCCAGTCAACGATGAGGACCAGCTGAAAAGTGGCTTTCTTCACTTGGGAGCAAAATTAGCGAAGACTGTGCCAGAATGCTCACGTCGAAAGGCGGTGGGTCTCGCAGAGGCAGGTTCGGAGCTCTAATTAAACACAGGTGGGTAATCCAGTCAACGATGAGGACTTTTAAAAAACTGTCTAAAACTGAAGCAGTTAAGTTAGAGGCAGACACAGAAAAAACTACAGTTAAACTATCAGTTGCTGAAATTGAAAAGCACCCAATAATTATGCGCGAGGGCACAGGCAATAAAAGTGTTAGCCCCTCGGCTAACGCGTCAGCTAAAAAATCTTTAGCTAAAGTATCTACTGGCCGCGTGGTAAAAGTTTGAATATAATTTACGACAGGAGCTGGCAAGTGAAACTCCACAAAAAAAGTAAATGGCTGCACACACGCCATTATTTTGAAAATAAGAAGTACTCACAAAATCAGCTGGAGCTGCCGCAAGTGAAAAAGACCAGCTGAAGTCTTATTTTAAACTGTAAAATATAAAAAAAAAAATAGGGCGTGAACAAAAATGAGAAAATAATACCGGATATGACTATTAAGGGCGTACACTGAAACTGGGTAATATTTGAGAAAAAGATTAAGATAATAGCTGAACAAATGTTGTGTGCAGAACACGGAACAATGGTGGCGAAAAAAAAAAACAGTGTAAGCACATGGCGCGCACGTACTTCCGTGAGAAAAATTAAAAAAATTTACCCAGTATAAGGTGCGTCATTAGACCCGCCTTGTGGCGCGGTTGTAGCCCTGCCCTTTGCCCCGCCCCGCGCGCCGCCCCGCGCGCCGCCCCCGCCGCCCTCAGCCCCGCCCAGCGCCGCCGCCTCCGCGACGCGCTCCGCCCCACAGTTACGTCAGCACGCCACGCTCGCCGTCGTTGCGTCATAAATGACGTGGCAAAAATGATTGGCAGTTGGACCGCTGCCATCAGTGTACTGTAGATTATTGATGATG